ATGGAGCTTACCCATGGGTCTTCCTACTTTTCTTGTCGTTTCGGTCATATTCCAGTCCTTTCTCGCGCAATAGTTTCAGCGCATAACTGGAAGTTTAACTCTTCATTTGGGGTTTTGTGAAGTCTTGCCTTCTTTGTACCCTCTGTCGTACTCTTCTTTGAGGCGAGATTGAAACACTTTGCTTATGCAATCCATGAATGTGATGGCGCTCAGGTCTGCTATCCCCTCGAATGATAGTCCGGGGCCATTGAAGTCCAGTACTCCTATTTCGTCTCCATCACCATTAAAGAATTTGATGTTGCAGTCGTGTTTGGGTAGGTTCAGTTTTACTTCTTTCGCGGCGTGCTTTATTTGGCATTCGCCTCCTTCGTATTCACTCATAGCTCATCCCTTGTATTTTGTTGGTGGCGAACTTCTTATACGCCTTAAGTTGTGCTAATTCTTCCTTGAGCGTAGCAATCTGGTTTGCTTGGTGCTTCATGGTGCTTGATGCGCGCTCTATCCACTCTTGTACCTCTACAGGCATGGAGAATGTACGCTCCTCTGCTTTTGGCGCGGCTAAGGGCTTATTTGATGCCTTCTCCACTACTTTCTTTGCGGAGGCCTTGGTTGCTGTCTTGACTGGTGTTTTCTTTGCTGTTGCCATGAGTTGTTTCCTCTGTAGATATATTAAAGATATCAGGTGCCATTACGCACACGATTAAAAATACAATGAACCATGTCCCAATCCATACTTTGCTCAGTGTGGACTCTTGCGGATTATGGCCGCGCATCATGTCATCTATTTCCTGAGAATTCATCTGTTTTTCTCCTTGAGTTTGGCTTCAATGGCTTGGCAAAGTGCAAAGTGTTCAGTAGTTTGCGTAGTTAACTCCACATCCATAATGTCTACGATCTCTACATCCGTCAGTTCCACCCAAGGCTTGAGTGTCTGTTGCACCTTAGCCTGAGCCGCCATGCCATCCTCATATCCTTGCCCGTAGGTTTCATTGTCAGCGTCAATCAATTGCTTGATGAGCGCTAGACTTTCCTCGCAGACCTTTGTCAGGCTGTCGATTGCCATGTTGCGTTTGATAATCATGTGTTTCCCCTTGCTCGAATAAGTGCTGACAAATAATTTTCAAACCCGATGTTTTCATCACACAACCTTGCACACGCCTCACGCTCAATCAGCACAGCGGCTTTGATGGCATCGGCCTCCCAATGATAGGGCTGGCCTTTCATTTTGCTTTCGCGCTCGATGCGCTCAAACTCATCGTCTTCGTCTGTATGTATCATTTGTTTACCCTTTTTTGCAGTTTGGCGATTTGGTCTCTTGTGTCGTCGATGGCCAAACGAATTCTTTCTAAGCGATCCCAATCGCCCTCTTCAAAACACAACTTGTCCTCGACCAACAACATCATCAAGTGTTCTTCTAAAGCAAATAAAGTCATTTTGATCTCCTAAATAAACCTGCTTATTGCAGTGAAGTAATTCTAACACAAAGTTAGATTGTGTAGTCAACACTTTTTTATGTTATTTTTAAAAATATTTTTGTTTATGTGTAAAGTTTAAATAAAAAGGTCACAAAGTTTAAATAAGGTGTTGATATGCCTAACATTCCTACTACGCAAGACGCTGAGTTCTTTGCACTATGTGTGAAGAAATGGCAGTCAATTCTTCACCTTGGTGATTGGAGAATTGAAAAGGGACTCAAACCTGCCAAGGGTGCCATGGCATCAGTTGAGTTCAATGAGGGCGCCCGATTGGCCACCTACCGCCTTGGTGACTTTGGCGCAGAAAAGATAACCCACGAATCCTTAGACGCTACTGCATTGCATGAGGTATTACATGTATTACTTCATGACCTTATGACAGCGGCTCAAGATCCTCGCTCGTCACCAGAGTTGATTGAGAAGGAAGAGCACCGAATTATCAACTTACTAGAGCAACAACTCTTAAAGGATATCAATGGGCGCACATAACCAAACTTGCACAGATGATGAATTTATTGCTCTGTGGGGACAGCACCAATCTGCCGCAAAATTGGCAAGAATTCTCGGTATTGCGACTCGTAATGTTCAGAATAGAAGACGCAATCTTGAAGCCTCATACGGAATAAGACTTTTCAGTGCCGATCCCAGAAGTAGTTATTACGATCCACGACAAGCCTCTTACTCTCCGTTAAAACAAATTGATTTAGGATTACTCGATGCCACGGTCATTGTTTTTTCAGATGCGCATTTCCTTCCTACAGAGCGTTCGACAGCCTATAAAGGTCTTTTATGGGCAATTGAAACGCTATCCCCTCATGCCCTGATTGCCAACGGAGACTCATTTGACGGCGCGTCTATTAGTCGCCATGACGTTACCGATGAGGCGCCTGCAACAGTTATCCAAGAATTAAATGCATGCAAGGCGGCTCTTGGCGAGATTGAAGAACGCGCTAAGGAAGAACGCCATAACGTGCGCCTCATTCATACGTGGGGGAACCATGACGCACGATTTGCAAATAGACTTGCACAACACGCGCCGCAGTACAAAGATGTACTTGGATTTAAGATAACTGACCACATTCCTGAGTGGGAGTTCTGCTGGGCTTGTTGGCCCACCCCTAAAGTAATTGTCAAGCACCGATATAAGGGGGGAATTCATGCTACCCACAATAATACTGTCCAAGCGGGGGTGTCAGTTGTTAGTGGGCACTTACATTCCTTAAAAGTTACGCCGTTCAATGATTATAATGGCGTGAGGTATGGCGTTGACACCGGAACATTGGCAGAGCCTGATGGCCCACAATTTACATACGCTGAATTAAACCCAAACAATCACAGGTCAGGCTTTGCGGTGCTGACTTTTTTTAATGGTGAGCTATTGTGGCCAGAATTAGTACATGCCTTTTCAGAGGACTGTATACAGTTCAGGGGCGAGGTAATTAATGTGAGCGAGTTTTAGCCCCTATAAGGGCAATACAGGATAAAACTATATGAGTGCTTGGTTAATTGTTCTTACGGGGGCAATCTACGCATATATTGCGGTGGAACAGTTGCTAAAGGGAAACCCGTATATGGCCATCGTATACGGCGGCTACGCATTCAGTAATGTGGGGCTCTACTTGCTGATCAAGTGAGCCCCATCCATTTACTCAACGATTTCTTCTTCTTCAGTATCTTCTTCAGTATCTTCTTCAGTTTCTTCTTCATCTTCAAGATCAAGAGACTCAACGATTTCATATTCAGCGTCCCAGCCGTTTTCTTCCATGAATTCAAAAAACTGCTGTATTGCTTGTATCTTCGTGAAGTCACTAGTCGTCACTGTCACGGTCTCTTCTTCCAACCAACCAATGCTAATTTCCAATGTGTACATGATTTTTCCCAGTGTGCCGCAACCGATTGTTGCAACCAAATCCTAGATTAACTTTATGTCAAATCCAAGACGGGAAAACGTTCATTGCATTTGGCTTGGAATACGGTTGTAAATCGCTCTAGCGGCGTTAACAAGGGCTGTGGCTACCTCACCATTGTCTTCTTGACTTGCAAGCTCTGAGACCAATCTAGCGCACTCCTTGCGCTCAATAAAGACTGCTCTCTTGCTAGTCTCGATGGCCACCGCCATGATCTCTGCTTTTGCTAATGCCAGACTGTCATCAAACTCTTGTTGAGTGTAGAAACTTACGGCATCGTTTTTGGCCAGTATTTGGCGCGCCAAGCTGGAGAGTTCTTTCTTTTCCATGATGTCCTCAATTCTTTGCTAAATAATAGGCTAGGATGATCAAAGCGATCACCCCAATCGTTTGTAGGATGGGGTGTGGTCTCATTTCTTTTTCCTTAAAAAGAAAAGTCGTAGTAGGACTCTCGGTGTCCTAAAGTTAAGCCGCCAGTGCCGTATATCAAACGACCATTGTCATTGTGATAACAACGGCGCCATTGGCCTTTTTTGTCCTTACGGTAGTAGTAGCGGTGGCCATCCATCACAGAGGTGTACTCGTACTCCTGTGATTCGCTGATGCCGTTGTTGTCGATGCGGCGCTTGCTGTCCTCAGTGACGGCAATGTAGCGCTTCTTTGTGTTTACCTCGACGATGGTGCCTGCGTCGCGGTCAGTCCACGACAACATAGTCACGCCCATGCCCACTGTAGGCTCAGGCTCGCCGATGGTCATGCGGCTGTACAAGTGATTGACCAGACTGCCTGTTTGTGTTCCTGCGTTCATGCTGTCACCTCTTTGTTCAAAACTTTTTGCAAGCCAGCCAACATCTGATTGGCCTCTTCAATGGTCAATGTTGTGTACATGCTGGCGCCATGCCCTTGCAATGACAACCACACACCTTCGTTATATTCATCAACGCTGATGCGTACATTTTCTTCCGTGAAGATAACAGTTTGGATTTCTTCGTTCATGTTAATCCCCTTAAACAGTTGCTGAAACTTTAATCACAGCGATAGAGTCGCCACGGAACTGCTCTGCTTGCTCGGCAGTGATACCGAAGTGAGCCAACAAAGCATCTAAGTCGATGGAGCCCTTGCGGTTCTCGATGGTTACGCGAACACCGTACTTCTCGCCGCGGTGCTTGCCTTCGCCGTATGTGTTGGCGATAGTGTCTTTGAGGTTCTTGACTTGAACAGCCAAACCTTTTTGTTGACGATCCAACACAGAGAGTTGGTCGATGGGGTTAAGCAGTGACTCGACTGTTGCTACTGCTTGAACTTCTGTTGCTACTGTTGTCATGATGATTTCCTTTAAGTTAAACCCGCTAACGTTGCGGTGAAAGAATTCTAACACGAAGTTAGATTCTTTTGTGAAGTCTTTTTTCATTTATTTTTATTAGGACAAACCCTAATACTGTTTTGAATACAAACTAGTTACTAGTCAGACTAGTAAATACGTTTGATACGGTGACGTTGAGGGCGTCGATCTCTTCCATCTTTGCTATACGCCACGCCACTTTCTCCCCGTGCCAGCCCATCTTGCTTCCCTGATGGCATGACTTACACAAAGCCACCACCGTGTAGTGCATGCCTTGCTTAATGTGATGCGCGTCAGACGGGCCTTCGGTGCCACAAACAGAGCATGATTGTTCTTTGACCAATGCTACCCATCTGCGCTCATTCTTGTTGTAGTTGCCGTTCATGCCGCCGCCCTGTCCATGGTGCGATTAGAGGCCTCCTGAGAGCGCCACACGTCGATACGGGACTCTGCACTGGTCAAAGCCCATTTGAGGCCTTCCTCGGCCTCTACAGCCTCTTTAAGGCCACGTATGTGTACATCGTAGGACTCATCGGCATACGCCATTGCTTCAGCTTGTGCCATCGACTTGGCCATGCCGTCTGCTATGAACTTTATCGACAGCGATGCAATCAATGCTTTCGTGTAGTTGTCGAGGTATCCCTTGTGGGCTTTTGCTTCTGCGTACTTTTTGCCGTGGGTGTACAAAAAGTCCACTGCGTCGTTGATGTCCTTCTGATTCATTTTGCTTCTCCTGTATTTGTCGTTTGCGCCAGCCGCTCATAGTCCGTACTTTGCAATTAATGCGGCGTCAGCCAAGGCCTGACCCTTACCCTTCTTGTCCAAATCACGCCAGTGTGGCCACATCTGGATTGCCTTTACTCGTGATGCATCCTTATCCATTCCAATGAGCCCTGAACGCTTTTTCCACATGGCTGGGGTTACCATAGTCACTGGTATCTCAAACGCGCCCAAAACGCCTTGTATGACCCCTGCTGAGTGCCCAAACGAGAACATGGACGCTACACCTTGCTTGGGCATACTTGCGACCAACTCCACGTAAGCAACAATTTTTTCATCGCCGTAGATGTGCGTGCGAATAAACGCCGCCAAGGCAGATGCATTCACTCTGTTTGCTGATCCAATCTTCATGGTAGGCATGGCCATCCATTCAATCGGTGTGTCGTCTTGCAGAACAACAATGGCGCCAGAGAGGCCGGGGTCTATTCCTATGCGTTTCATTTTTTACCTTTGAGTGAGAACTGTGGGCACCGTTGCAGAATGAACCTCAACTGCATTGTTGGTTGGCCTTTTCTGTCAAGTATCGCTTTACACTTTTTGTTTACGTAGTTTTTGCATTCAAAGCAAACACGGCGGTCGTCGAGCCCTTCGCGGTCGCGCTCAAACATTTGCTCTGCTAAGTCCCATGCTTGATCTTCGCAAAGACCTTCTTCCATAAACACCGAACGTCGGCGAGCATGGACAATAACGGCCATATTAAAATCTTCCTGTGACATCGGATTCATGCGATGCATCCTCCTGCTTTGATTACATAAATTAAGTTACTGTTTGGATTTACAAGTTTTTCTTTGTGATACGCATGCCAGATCTGGCTGTACACAGTGGCACCCTTGCGACTAGTCTGCGCTTCAGCAGTACTGTGAGTCTTGTAGCCAAAGGGATTGCCAATCATCTTGCCGTTGCAGTCAAAGATGTAAAAACGTTTCTGATCGATGTTCATTCGTCGTCCTCCACTGGATACTCTTCAGTGTCAGCGCGATCTGCATCAGTTTCAATCGCAGTGTGCTTGGCATCCCATTCGCGCTGAATCTTGCGAAGACGGTCTTCCTCAGCACGCTGTTCTGGAGTGATGGCTTTGAATTGCTTTAGCAACTCAGCCTCAAAATCATCGAACATATTCATTTCATTCTCCTTGTTAACCCACTTATTGTGGTGAACACAGTCTAACACAAAATTAGAGTTTGCAAACAAAAAAAAGGGACATGACCCAAAATTTCCCGACCCCCCTTTTTCGCCCTATCATTCCTTTCACCCAAAGACCCCCCTACCCCATTCAAGGAGTAGAGAGGGAAGGTGCTTCACCCCTGTCAATGCAGGATCATCATGCGAACGTTAGTTCTGCCCCCGACTTGATGATTCGACCAGTCGCACGGATTATTCGGGAACTGCCCCCTAGCCTTACGGCATACCGTGTACGCTTTCCTTCCGCGCCACCACGACTGGGGTGCTTGCTATCGTGCGGAGTACGGGAAGTAAAACGAAAAAAACCGTTAAGACAGACCCCGGTGGAACCATATCCTCTTTTGAAGGACACGCACCCCAAAGGGGTCGGAGTCTGACTTAACGGCTTTCTTGCAAGAAGTTCCACCCGCTTGCATTTGCTAGAATTGTATCAAGACGTCTCAAGACGTGTCAACACTTACCAACACAAATAAATACTAATCAACATTTATTTGTGATGGTGCTGATGTTTACAGTCCCTCAGCACGACTTCTCAGAGGGTCAAGAGTATACCATTTCTCTTTGCCTCAACTCCATCATTTTCCCTACAACAGCAAATACACTGTCCTTCAAATGTAGATCATTTGCATCCCATCCCACAGTGTCTGGCATTGTCCATGGCAAGCCTGTTGCAATTGCGCACTTCTCACCTGTTTTGCTCTCATCGTTATCTGCAAAAACAAATCTTTTCCCTTTGATTTGATCAGATACTTGCACCAAGTTACTTGCACTAAAACAGATCACCACCGACGCAGATATACCCACACTGCGTAGAGCATGACGCACCGACATTCCAGTCGCAAAACCCTCAACCAACCAACACTCCTCAGAGTTGCGATCACCAAGGTACATCACAGCATTCTTTGCGCGCATGCCAGTCAGCATTTTCTTCTCGTACTTGCGCTCTTCCAAGTTCCAACGAATCGACTGATACCCTTGCAAAGTGTTCGTTGACACGTTGCGCATAGGGATCAACAGCTTGTCCTCCAAAACCAACCCTCGCATCTCCTTAAATCCCTTGTACTCAAGGTAGGGGTGATTGTCGTATTTAGCACTACGAAGAGTCGCATCAGCCTCAAAAGCGGCATTCTGGTACCTCTTATCTTGCTCAGTGCTTGCCGATGCCCTTTTTGAAGCCCACAGGCGCTTTTCTTCGTCAGTCCAAGGGTTGGCATTAGGATCCTCAAACCAGATCACCTTAGCCTCTCCTGACCAATCCATCACCCATCCGCGCTGGCCATCCCAGAAGTAGGCGCCGTTACCTGAGCGAGGCTTGTCTACCGTGCCACAGCGCTTAATCTTCTCTGACGCATAAAAACGTGAGGGATCGATGTCCACACCATGGGCTCTGGCAAAATCGATAAAGGTCATAACTCGCCCTTGCTCTCAAGAAAATGAACAAAATCAATCATTGCCCAACCACTAACCATTGGAATCATTCTGATTTGTTGAGTTTTCCAAGATGGTCTGCTTTCAACATGAAACACAGATATATTTCCACAATCAACATGTTTTTGTAATTCCTTGGAAGTCATGTTTACAAGATCTCTAATTTCATCAAGTCTGTAAGCAACTCGATATTCAACAAACCTTGTTGTTAAGTTTGTATGCCTGATTGCTAATTTTTCTTCAGTGGCAACCTCTTTAACAGTTTTTCTCAAAGCAATGTTGTATTTTGGATTTTCAGTTTTGATTGCTTTTTTTTCAGCCTCTATTGCATCTTGTCTAGTTGAAAAATGCTCTATGGTGACTTTTTTAATTTCATTAAACCATTTTGAGTGTTGTTGGTGTTGACCAAGTCGCGTGATCGTACTCAATGAAATTCCAACATACATTAAGTTATTTTCAGCATCAAAGTGTCTGTAAAGATGCGTCATTTTCTAGACTCCAATCCACGTTTGTAAGCAATGTTCATCTGCTGAATTTTGTTGTACACGTTCTTTGTAATTTCAACTTGCGGTGCTGTGGAGAATTTCCACGTAGGATCTTGGCCAGTCATCTTCTTAAATAAATGATATGCCCGACCTTGTTGCGCGTCAGGTGCGCTGTGGTGCTTTGCATACGCCACCAATTGATGCCACAAGTGTTGTGCGTTATCAGCCAACTTCTTTTTATCGGAACCTTTACCAATAAATATTTCCTTCATGTCGCCGGGCAACACTTCGGTAAGTTGCACTGATATCTTCTCAAATCCACAAGCCATGCACCGCTTGCTAAATGGCGTGTATCCACATTTTGGGCATCCTTTGACTTCGTATTCTTCATCCTTACGAATCGTCTTGTCCAACTTGTCGCCTGCATCCAATGAATCTAGACCGTTAAAAAAGATCTCGTTGAAGTCGTCAAAGAAACGAATGATGTTGCCGCTGAAGTCCAGCAGGTGGCAGTCAACCTTGCCAGTCTCAGGTGAAGAGCGCAGGCCACGTCCCCACATCTGAATCGCAGTAGACAGTGACTTACGCAGAGGGCGCGCATCACAGATACAACCTACGTCAGGCACGTCAAAACCTTTTGCCAAGGCCTCAACACTGATCAAGATTTTTAAATGGCTAGTAGGCTTTCTGTACTCCTTGAGGAGGTCTTCACGCTCCCTTTTAGTCGTATCAGCCGTAAACACCGCGGCCATAATGCCTGCATTGATAAATTGCTTACACAACTCTTCGCAGTGGGCAATCGTTGCACCAAACACAATTGTTTTGCGGTTATCACCAAATCGTTGCCAATCGGCCACAACGTCACCCACAATTTGTAGTTCTCGCTCTTCTGCGGCTTTATCTGTCCACTCACCACCAGCGGTCTCAGCACCCGTCATATCGGGCTTAGAGCACGAAAAAATCCTCATGGGCACCAATACCCCTTGCTGAGTCAAATCATGCATTGTGGTGGCGTTAATCAAGTTGGAAAAAATCTTGCCCAACCCAGCAGTAAATGGAGTCGCTGATAGTCCAATCACAGCGGCCTTAGTGTTCATTGCAAACTCAGTCCACGCCTTGTAAGTGGTGTGAGCTTCATCAACAACAAGAACATCCACTTGTGGCCAAAAACCTCTTTTAGCAACAGTCTGCACGGATGCAATCTGAAGCAATTCGTCAGGGCGCCTTCTGTAGTGTTTGGCTTGTATGACGCCGTGGTTGTATAGACCATATCGATCAGCCACAGCAGAAGTTTGGTCAATCAAGGTAGTGCGATCACACAAGAACACTGCGCGTTTGCCACGTTGCATAGCCTCATTGCAAATACGTAGACCAAGATAGGTCTTCCCAGCCCCCGTAGGGGCCATGATGATCTGATTCTTGTGTCCGTTACGAAACCCTTGGCGAAGGGCGTTGTGAGCAGTCAGTTGAAATTCACGGGGCTTGGGAAATCCATCATCACGCTCACTTGGCGCTAGGAGTTGTGTCATTTTTTGGCTTTCAATTTATCAAGTTGATTTTGAAGTTGCTTGACCATTTTTATTGCCTGATTTTTTTCATTTGTTAAGCCTTTAAAACGTGTATCAAGTTGAGCATAAGCAAGGTTAAGGCGCTTGATTTCCTCGTGGGCCAACTTCAAGGGCTCATTAGATTCCAAGAGTTTGTACATGACTTCCATGTCAGCTTGAAATGCTATTTCGTTAGCCCTCAATTCAGCGGCATCTGGATTAGCACCAACATTTAAGTTAGGGGTTTCCCTTGGTGTTGCTTTTTCACTACTAGTCTGACTAGTAGTTTTTGAAGCATCGGCTTCAGTAAGTTCCTTGGCTTTCTTCTTGATGTGCTTCTCTTTGGCGGCCTTTTGCTTTTCCTTTTTAGCTGGATCGCGTACACCAGCTACAAAGGACTCTGACACGTCGCATATTTTGGATAGCTCGTAATCCGTTTTTTGGTCGTAGCCATCAAGAGCTAAAGCTATTTTGACTTTGTTTTCTTTGTCTTCAATAGTCAGGTTTTTTCCGTGTTTAGTATTGGACTTCAAAGCCGCAAGGATAGCGTCCTGTAGGGTGCCGATCTCAAAATCCACCTCAACCATCTTAACGCCCAACAATTTGTAGGCATGGTAACGATGAAAGCCAGAGTTTAGCCAATACGTTGCTCCATCAAATGTGGTCTTGATTTTTGGAAAAACGTCGCCCCTTTTCATGCAATCAAGATATTGATAAATCAATGCTTGATCGATCTCCTTACGGATTTGTGTACCACCATCGATACGAATGTCATTCAAAGCTATTTTTCTCATTTACATCTCCAGTTAAAACCCAGCATTGGGTCAGTTAAAAATATCGGGTCGCAGTTCTTTTGCACTTACTAAGCCTTGTGTGGCTTTATCTATTTTTTTTGCTAATTCAGGTGACGGTCTTCGTGCCTTTCTAATTAAGAGTCCAAGCCATGTTTGTGTGATGCCGAGATGTTCTGCCATCTCCTTTTTTGCGCCATACGGTTCATCCTTAAAGTATTGTTTTAGGTTCATTGAACCTCCTTTCTTTTTCAAGAGTCTAACACAATATCTAATTTCGTGTTATAGTCTTCACACGTTCACGATGAACGGGTCATTGTCCTACGGGACGTTTAACAAAGGAAAAATCATGAGTTTTTATGTAGAAGATAGGGGCGGTAATTTCGAGCGTTGCCCCGCGGGTATGCACCTTGCACGGTGCTACCGAATCGTTGATCTTGGCACTCAGAAGTCTGAGTACATGGGTCAAGTCAAGTACCTCCACAAGATTATGCTCGGTTGGGAAATCCACGGTATGCATGACGACGGCTCTGCCATCAAAATGAACGATGGACGCCCATTCGGAATCTTCAAAAACTATACTCTCTCATGGTCAGAAAAAGCAAATTTGCGTCTTGATTTGCAGTCATGGCGCGGTAAGCCCTTCACTCAGGAAGAGATGCGCAAGTTTGACCTGAAGAATGTCCTTGGCGCATTCTGCATGTTGAACGTGATTGAGCGCCCCGGCCAAGACGGCAAAACATACACCAATGTTGCTGGCGTCACTCCAGTGCCTGCCATGATCAAACAGAACGGCTTGCCTGAGGCGGTCAATCTAAATGAGTTATTCAAGATTGACGATCCTGACATGGAAATGTTCAATAAGTTTAGCGACCACTTGAAGGCCAAGATTTCGGCGTCACCAGAATGGGAAAAGCGCCAAGGCAAAAAAACCTCTACTCCAGAACCCGTCAAAAAGCATGAAGCGCCAATGATGGAAGACGAGAGTTTTGATGACATTCCCTTCTGAGGAGAACCAACATGTTTATTTCAAAAAAAGAAAAAGCCAGTATGGAGAGCCGTATCAGCCGATTAGAAACAATGGTTGAGAACTTGATGGGCAAAATCACTCTGCTCCAAAAGGCGCCTACCGAGGTCATCAAGATGGTGCCCTACCAATGGAGCGAGCAACAGCGCAAGGCACAGTCTGATCGCATGAAGCAAGTATGGGCGAATAAAAAGGAGCCGCGTGTATGAGCACGATCATTGCAAGGGCGGCTGAGTCCGTACATTGGTACAAACAGGACGGTGGCCCACAGTACACCGTAAAGGCAAAGGACGGCTCAGATCGTCCTACAACGCTCAGGGACGCGCGAAAGATGGACTTGGTACCCTCGGTCACCACAGTCATGAAAGTCGCCGCCAAGCCCGGTTTAGAGCAGTGGAAGCTAGAGCAAATGCTCTTAGCCGCCATGACCTTGCCTCAGATGCCCGATGAGCCAGAAAAAGCATACATTGCACGCATTGTTGCTGACTCCAAAGAGACTGGTAAGCAAGCCGCCGAAAAGGGCACGCAGATCCACGAATCCATTGAGTCATGGTTTGAGGGTAAGAAAGACGTCGTCCACAAAGAGATTGCCTTGGCATTCGAGGAAACCATCTTCAATCACTTCAAAACGCATCCGTTTCAGTCATGGATTGCCGAGCGCTCTTTTGCCAGTCCTTTGGGCTTTGGCGGTAAGACTGACTTGTTCTGCATGCCTGATGAGCATGCACCGTCAGGGATTGTGATTGACACAAAGACAAAGGAGTTTGGCCCTGATGACAAGATCGACGCCTATGACGAGCACTTGATGCAGTTGGCGGCGTATCGTCATGGCTTGGGCGTTCCTCACGCACGCTGTGCAAACGTATTCGTCTCTCGATCACACAAAGGCCTTGTCAAGGTCGTTGAGTGGCCTGAGGACGAATTGGTCAAGGGTTGGGAGATGTTCCAATGCCTGCTAAGTTTTTGGAAACTAAAAAATTCTTTTGGAGTTTGAGATGCTAAGTAAAAAAGAAGTCGTCGATACTTTTGTCAATACACCCTTGGAGGAAGACTACAACTTCCTTGAAGAGGACTTGATAAAGATTGCCAATGCATTTGTTGCTGTTGCTACACCAAAGATTGCCAAAGCAGAACGCGAAGAATGCATAGAGTTTGTCAGAAGCCTCAACCACTTAGTGGCTGATAAGTTGAAAGAAAAACGGGGAAATTTGTGAAAATTTGGATTTACTTTTTTGCAGTTATGCTTGTGATTGGCATATTGCAAGCATTTAAATAAAAAAGACCCCCTACCACGACAGTAGGGGGTCAACAGGGGCAACTGCAATGCCCTCACAGCGGGGAGACAGCCGCTATGACCATAGATTAGCGAATAGGGTTACCCAAAAGATCAACATTATCTTCTTGGGTTATTTGCGCTTCTGGGTGACGTTTAAGATATTCAATTCTGTCGTGCGCCGTGAGATACAAAGGTGCGGCTAACCCTACGGCAGGCAATACGCCAGCGGAACCCATATACATAGGTGCAAGTGATGCGGCAGTTCCTAGACCGCTTGCAATGGCTCCATGAGTGTCTTTATCGATTATTCTGTTGTACACATCCAAACCACCTAAACCTGCGCCCCCTACTGCGCCTACTTTGCCAATTTTATTCAGGTATTTTGAATACTGACTTGCTGACGCGGCGGCTTCCGTTTGGCGTGCAATTTCAGCGGCTTGTGCGGCGGCGGCTTTCTCAGCCTCTATTGCGGCTTTTGCGGCAATTTGCGCTTCAACCATTTGGCCTTGAATATTTAAGGGACGGTTGCCAAACTTTTTGTAAAGTTCAGATGTTACTTTACCCCGTGGTTTTTCACGCTGATATTTCTGAGCGGCCTCAGGAACGCCGCCAGTAAATTCTGGCTCTTGAATGTTTGCCCAATTTTGTAGCCATGCTTGACCACCGCCTTGGGGTACTACTTGAGGATTTTTAGCATTTATTACTGCACTAGCGGCTTCTCTGGCTGTTAATGGAGATTTCTTGGGACTCATCAATGCACTAATTTCAGAGACGGATCCACTAGGAGCATTTGTAAATGACTCTGCAATTGTTGGCGCCATTCCTTGCACAACATTTGAACCGCCAGTTATGCCAGTTGCTAAAACCTTGAGAGGCATATTGACGCTTGATTGGTAATCATCAAAACTAATTAAATCGTCATATGGATTTTTTGGCTCACCACCAGTGCTATCTGGGCTTGTACGAATCGTAGTTGAAGGCTCACCATCACTGGTAGGCTCAGGCTCTGCCTCAGGTTCTTTTTCAACCTTTGCAACAGGACGAGATTTGGCAACTGGCTTGATGTCATCATCCATCAAGTCATCGTATACATTACGTTTTTCTGCCATGATTTAACCCCTTCCACCAGCTTCTCTTCTTTTTCTAGCGCGCTCAATAGCCGACTCATAATCTGTCTCATGTTTTTGCATGCGATCACGAGCATCTGAATTAATTGCTTGAATTTTTGGAGAATTGTTAATTACATCTGTATATGGCGTCAAACTATGCAATTGTTGTACACGATGCTCTTTTACAGTTTGATCATGCAACTCTTTATTTTGTTGAAAAGTTACATAATCTTTTTGCAAATTGTGTAAAGCCGTTGCAGGATTTTGTTGCAATGAAGCCTTTGTATTTTCTAAGGCTTGTTGATAAATTGCATTTCCTTTTTCGGGCGTAATGCCTTGAGAAACAAGTTTTGCATTACCAACAACAAGCATTGCGCGAACCAAGCGATCTGCCAACATTTGCTCTTCACGATTTAATCCAGCACGTAAAAATGGCTCAACAGGTATGTTGATGTTAGCCGCCATGCTTCCAAGATTTACGCCAAGGCCTGCTTGAGCCGCCGCTCCAAGTTGATTTACAAATGAGCCATCTTGACGCAAAAGATTAAATACTTTTTTTGCAACCATGGGCTGTTTAGTTAACAAATCAATTGCTGATTTGTATTCACTATTGATTGATGAATAAATAGGGTCAGATGACAACGACTTCCATTGATTAAATATTCCTTCAGAAGTGGACTCAGCATTTTGTACATTTTTTTGATATATCAATTTTGCTGATTCGCGTTCAGGATCACTCATATTAGAAGTGTCTGGGAACTTGAATGTAGGCGCGTAAGGTTTAATTTCTTCATCTTTTGCAAGAGCCGCCTGAGGGGCTCCACCCATATCAATTCCTTGCGCTTTAGCAGATTCTTGCAATCTGCTTAATTCACCACTTAACTCTTTAATGCGTTTATCACCAGCAGGTAATCTATTAATTTCTCGTGTAACTGCTTCTATATCACCTTTCAATCGTCTTTCAATTTTTGGATCCACAGTAGGAGCGGGTGCAGAGCTAGTTGATGAGGCCGTAGGCGCAGTGGGTGGGCCTTCGGCGCCTACGGGTGCACCGCCGGGCAACAAAGGTTTTGCTTCTTGACGCAAAGACAATTGCTCTGGCAAATTTGTCAGGAAACTCTGCTCTGCCTTTGTCAAAGGTATACCCTTCGCTTGCTTCATTTGAATTGCATCCATCATTAAGCGTTGCTGTCCAGATGTAAATTCCAAGTCTTTGCGCTGACCTTCGTAAGCGGCTGTTGCGGCCTTTGCAACTTCGCTCTGAGAATTCAAACCAAAAATCTCAGCGTAAGTTGCTTGATCCATTGGCTTTTTAGATGCTTTCCATGCGGCAAATTTATCAGCTTGCGCTTTGTTCTGACCAGTCAAAATATTTGATTGAGCCAACTGAGCACGCATCTGTGCAATGGGTAATGCGGCGGCACGTTGTTGCTCAACTCCCTCACCTAATGCTTCACCAGCAGAACCCAAAGATGCGGCAAAACCGCCAAGCTGAGGCTTTAAAAACCCAGCGGCAACTTTGAACCAATTAGGATTCGCATAGCGTTGCTCAAGGGCGGCGATTTGATCTTTTAATGACTGTTGATATTCATTAAGTTGTTCTTCAGGCGCACCGTAAGGATTAACCTTTGATGGATCAGAAGAAAGAGAATACTTAGGTTCGGTTGCCATAATTTTTCCTTAGGTTACTTCATCAGGGTGGAGGATTACCTGTTTGCCAATTACCGTCATTATCCCAATAACCACCAGTTGGATCTTCGTCTCCAGATTGATCGCCTACAACAGTTGTACCAAAAGGATTACCATTAAAGTTGGTACCAAAAACCTTTTTAAGATTGTCCCAAACGCTTGGGCCTGTACCAGCCGTTCCAGAGCCTTGAAACAATCCCGCTGTACCCGCACCAATACCCGCCAATCCAGACAAAGGCGACATCTCTGCTGTAGTCTTTGTTGCGCTTGGTATGCTGTATCCGCGCATTAATCCAGACAGTGTTGACAAGTTATTCAATGGGAACAACTGTTGATTCTGACCGATAGTTTGCTGTTGACCACCCATAGTAGCCAATGCATTGATGTCTGCCAAGCTCATGCCTTGACCGATCTGACCTAATGCGCCCATGTTCTGAGCCGCAGTGTTTTGCAACTGACCTTGTTGGCCTGCCGCATTTGCCGCTGTCTGAGCCGCAGTGAGAAGCGCTTGATTCTGCTGTCCCTGAGCAGTTGCCGCAGTACCGCCCAACGTTGCCGCAGTTTGATTTGCGTTTTGTTGGAGGTTGCCAAGGTTTGTGCCACCAGTAATGAGGTTCTGCGCTTGCTGATTCGTAAGAGTACCAGCAGTCGAGCCCAACTGACCCAACAAGTTGGCTTGTTGCTGACCCAATGTGCCACTGACGTTGCCAGCGTTGATAAGGTTTTGGGCTTGTTGTGATGAGAGCGTACCCGCAGTTGAACCCAACTGTCCAAGCAAGGAGGCCTGTTGTTGTCCAAGCGTACCCGCTGTACTTCCCAACTGACCGAGCAGTGCGTTTTGCTGTCCTGCCGCAGTCAATGCTTGACCATATCCAGAAGCCAACAATTGAGACAACTGACTGTTCAAATCTTGCTCTGCTTGTGCTTGAATCTGAGCCTGTACCTGAGCACCACGCTGTGATCCAAACTGACCAGAGCCTACAGCCGCCGCAGTGGCCGCGGGGGTTAAGTTATTCCGAATATTGCGCTGTGCAATATCTGACATGCTTTGAGCCGCGCTGTTAATGAACGGGTTCATGTACTGCTGTGCTATCTCTGCGGGGCTTTGAGTCGCTTGTTGCAAATATGGATTAGCGGCAGAGAGGCCACCGCTTGTAGCGGCTTGAGACAAGTAAGGCTGTGCGGCTGTAGCGGCGTTGTATTGTGATCCAGCTTGAATAAATGGCGCGGCGGCATTCAATCCACCACTTGCAGATGCGCCCATCAAGTAAGGGTTGGCGGCAGACATACCACTCATACCTGCACCAGAACCAATCATAGGTGCGCCTACTTCAGCACCTGTTGTTTGCATGGCGCTCTGTGCGTAAGGTTGCATGGCGTTCAGGGGCGAGGCCGAAGTAGCGGCGCTCAAGTAAGGTTGAGCCGCACCACTGATATTTGTGTTGGCCGCATTTGTGGCCATCTGTTGGCCTGCTTGCACGGGTGCTTGAAATTGACCAGCGTTCTGCCCTGCCATAGCAAACGCTTGCTGTTGCAGAGGCTGGGCACCAATAAACTGGGCACCAGTAATGGGATCAGTGGCGGCTTTACCTGCCGATGCCAGATTGCTCAGGTAGTCCGTGAAGTACTGTGGTGCCGTGGTGGCTTGCGTTTGTGAACTTTGTAAGAGGTTCGCCATGGTTAACCTTTCGCCATTTTCAGATAATCCAAAGGACTTTTTGCCTTAGGAGGAATTTTAGTTGTTGGAGCAGATCTTTTGTGTGCTCTTATTTTCTCACGCATTTCGTTTAAGCGCTTGGATCCCAAGGCATTTGATCCACCGCCGATAGCAGTTACAAACGATGCAGGGAACACATACTCACCATCGGCGATCTGAGCGGCTACTGGGGTTCCACCGCCGTGAGACTTTGACTGAGGGACGCTGTTGCGCATCTTCTCCAAAACCTCAGCGCCAGCTTTGCTAGAACCATCACCCAAGGCCGCCACGGTATCAGCGTCCATCACATAGTCACCGTCATGAAGCATCGCAGGGATGTCGTCACTTTGGCCAGTTCCACCACCTTGTGCATAGTAGCCAGTCAAACCAGTGATGAATTCGGGATTATGGCCTTTAGGAGCGGCTTTTTCGTATTTTGTAGGCAGACCCCCATGGGCAAGTCCTCCGCGCATTCCTGCGCCCTTTAACGGGCCTTCTGCAAGGTGCTTTAACATTTGAAACCGAGATGTTTGTTCAGTTACGGGCGCGGCGGCAAAATGAGTTTGCGATTTCACGTAATTGGGTATCAAGCTATCGAGGATTTTTTGTGTATCACTGCTGATTAAACCGCCCGATGCTACATATGTAGTAGGCTGTTCTTCGCCCATCTCTTTTGGCAAATCAGAATCAGGCTCCATGACTGGAGGGGTAATTCCGCGATCTGCAAAAACTGACTGCAACTCTGGAGTCAAGGAACCAAAGAGTTGTTGTAATGCCATAAGTTCTCCCAATTTCTTTTTACTGACTGGCGCCCCCTTCAAGAATTGAGGTGACGAGTCAAGTGCTTTTGATACTAAATTACCCAATCCAGATCCACTAACTTGGCTTGACACACTTTTTGTTGGAGTTCTTGTCGTGCTAGTCCCACCAGTTGTGCCTGTGGTAGTAGCAGTTGTTGGGGTGGTTGTAGTACTAGTCTGACTAGTAGTAGGATCTTCCTCAGGATCTTCTTGACTTGTACTAGTAGTACTAGTCTGACTAGTAGTTGGCTGGTTAATTGAAGTATTGACTGGATTAGTACCTGTACCATTTGTACCTGTAACTTTTCCGTCAATACCTGATTTACCATTAGTTTGCGTGCCTACAGTTGCTGTACCAGTAGCGGGAATAATGCCTGTACTTGGTGTTGAGGCGGTAGGCAATCTACCAACAGTTGGTGTTCCAACTGTAGACGTTTGTACAGCAGGATTTAAAACTGTAGTTGGTGTATTTGTTGCGGTTGAACTAGTTGGCGTTACAACGGTAGGTGGCGAAACAGTCGTTGGCAATCCACCAGTCGTTGGAACAGTAGTTGAAGGAACGCCAGTAGGTGGAGGCGTGCCTACGGGAGGGTCAATAATAGTGGTCGGGGGAGTGACAACGGTCGGCAACCCACCAACAGGTGGAGTTTGACTTGGAGAACTTTTTGGGATCTCAATACTAGTCGATTTATTATTTGTATATGTTGGATCAAGCTCAATAGTTCGTGGAGGTGGACTTTTGCTTGAAACAATTAATACATAGGGGTTTGCAACACCGTTTTCATCCGATGGGCCGTTACCCCAGCCGAAATCTATTTCTCCAGTTATTGGATCTCGCCCAACTGTAAAAACTGTAGGTTTGTCTGGGTCTAAAGGATTGGCGCGAGAAATTATGTAACGTTTATTTCCTTCATCGTCTTTAGTCGTTCCAATTATTTCTTCGTCACTATCAATTTTTAACCAATTAGGGGTTGTAGTCGACCCAGTAGCAATCTTGTTGACGTCGTTGAAACCCGCAAACATGGTTGCAGTTTTATCGTCAACGCCCGGCATTGTGAAGCCGTTACCGCCATCAGTTGTTGTGCTTGGAGTAAGACCAGCCAACTGTAATCCGCTAGGTGGTTGTTGTGAACTTGTTGTGGGTTGTGTTGTAGCAACAGACAATCCACTTGGTGGCTCTTCTATCCCTGCTGTCGTAGTAGAGGTAGGAGTAAAGTAGGGTGATGTAACTTGAGTTTCGTCAGCTTTTTTAGCTTGTGCAACAGATGCATTTGCCGCCGCAATCGCAGAATTAATGATGATTTGATCTAACGGCTTGCCAGATATGACGCCAGTAATAGCATTGGCGGCAATCCTTTTTTGTGATGCCGTTAAATCTTTAAACTCATCAAGATCTAACATTGCATTAACGGCGCCATTTACACCGCCAACAATCGCCCCATTTTTGATGCCTTCGCCAATGTTTTTGCCTGAGATAGCGGCTTTGGCACCAGACACAGCGGCGTTTTGGAATGACGTACTAAGCACACCAGTAGGATCAATTCCGTTTAGGAATGATGCGGCATCTTTAAGACCGCTAAGGCCGGGGATCTCCGAACCAGCCCATGCTACTGCCGCAGTTTTAATCGCATCTCCTATGCTTTTTCCAGACAAAACTTGCAAAGCCATTTGAGCCGCAATCTGCTGAGGAATAGTCATGCCGCCAGTAGCCAACGCCATGGCAATCTGGCCAGCAGGGCCGAGGTCTTGCATAAGGTTTGCAAGATCATTTGAAGACGCTTTAGTGGTGTAGAAGTAAGGGGTACCGTCATCGCCAAACTGAACCCTGTAGCCAGTATTGCCTGCACCAGCAAACGTTCCACCCCAAGCATTACCAATCTGCCGCTCACTGTATGTCAATGGAACTTCTTGACCAGTTTGCTTATTTCCAAAAGTCTTACCAGTCTCAACCAAAGCCGCGCCATCTTTCATCACTACTTTGGATGGATCTACAGTGGTGAAGTTGCCATCAGCATCTTGATATCCATATGCTTTACTTATTTGAGATGGATCTACGTTTATCCTTGATCGATTTCCCTCCTCATCTGGAGGTGACATAACGTAGTAGTTCCCATTATCATCCTGTTGGGCAACTTGGCCGTTATAACCTTCTCGAACGGTTGCCTGCTCGTATTTAGGAACTTCACCAAACTGCTTAATATCAGTGATGCCAATGCTGGCCATGATGCGAGCCATATCTTCTGCGTTCTTTTCCGCAGATCCATGACCCTGACCCTGCCACTTAGAAGTCAATCCCTGACCAAGGATTTGATCCTTGATTTTGGAAATAATTTCAGCCTTCATTTGTGCATTTGAAGGCGTTGTAGAGGCTTGTGTGGGGGCTTGCGTATTAGTAGTAGGCGCCTGTTGAGGGGCAAGCAGGTCTTGCTGATCTTGAGAGTCAGCATCTTCAGACGTTTGGTTGACAAAACCGCCCGCGGCATAACCTGCAACCGATCCTCCTTCGGCTCTTTTACCAATTGTTCGGTTTATGGTGTTTTCGGAAAGACCACCAGACAATCCTCGCGCGGGTGCTATGTATTCGGGGGGATTAAACAATTTTCCTTGTTTATATGGCGATACTTCTTGATAACCTAATTTATTTGCGTAATCCAGCATTGCCTTTTTTGTCAAAGGATTTGATTCAATTGCCCTCATAGCGGCTACACCATCACCTCTGCCTACAGCCTCCAATGCATTTTGCACAGCAGATGTACCCCAAAGTTCGCGTGGTATTTCATTAACCATCTTAAACATTCGCACAGGATCAGCAGACATTCTGTACGGGTTAGACGCATATTCAGGTGCTTGATAGGCATTAGAGCCGGGGACATATCGGCCTGCATTACCAACAATGTCACTTATATCTTCACCGCGGTTTAGGTAATTTAATGTGCTTTTACCTGCCCGACCCAACACTGGAAGCATATCAGCAACAATACCAGTGTAAAAACCAGCTTCTCCAGCAGACTTAATATCTGAATAATTAGGATGAAGGACACTAAATCCTTGTTGATCAGGCGATTGACCCATAAAGCCAGAAACAGCCGCATAAGTGCGTGGATCAGGCAATTGGTTTACATCACCGCCTTTAGGGTTCATGTTGAATGCGTTCTTGTAGCCTACATACGGGCCAAGATTTTTTTGTGATTCGTAATCTGACAATTCTTGAGCAGTGGAACCACCTTGAACAACTCTACCAGCACCAGCGTTGTAAGGCAATCCACCAGCCTCAGCAGACGGAATTAAAGAATTGACAAACCTTGCTAATGGGTTTGTTGAAGGCGCTGTTGCATATCTTGAATTAGATTGTTCTGCTGTCATGCCACCCTGACCACCACGAACACCGCCTACAGAGTCTTTGGGTGGTGTAGAAGGAGTTGGTTTTAACTCTGTGGTGAATGGTCTGCCATCCCATATGAATGTCTTTTCACCGTTTGCGCGTGCTCTTGCAAATGCATCATTAAATGAACTGCCAGAGTAGTCAGTTGGCCCTGACGGTGCAGAAGGTGTTAGCCCTGATGGTGCAGAAGGCAGAGAGGGCAACTGAGGCATTTCGTAAGGATTAGCATTAATGCTTGGTATCTCTTGTGATACCTCTCCAATTGATGATTCAATTGGTTTAGTTGCAAGGTTCCTTGGCAAAGGTTCTTGAATACTTGAGAACGTGTCAGAAGGATCTCTAGGAAATGGCACATTTGATTCTGATGGCTGTCCAGCGCTACCAGCATAACCAACCAAAGACGAGATGATTGAAGTGGGATCACCACTCTTCAACGCTTTGGCGGTTTGATAGGCTTTTGCGACATCGTTGACGTTGTATCCACCAATGTTATTCAGTTCATTAAGTCCAGCGGAATTAGCTAGACCACTCAAATCAGTACCGCCAAGACCTGCGCCAGAAGATAAAATTGCAAGTGGGTTACCGCTTTTTACCGCTCCTGCAAAGTTTGCGGCGTTAGCTACATTTGCCATGTTACCAATACCCGCATAGTCTCCAAGACCTGCAAGACCACCAATAGCGCCTAAAACATTGCCGGACTTAGCCGCCATCAAAGCATTTAAACCTTGAGTAAATGGATATGCGCCGGGGATAAGGGATGCCATCGCCAACAGCGGGGCAAACTGCGCCATGTTGTCAGAAGACGCACCAGTAGTGTAAAAAAGAGGGTTACCCTGCTCATCAAAATTAACTCGATATCCCGTATTGCCAGCGCCTTGAAATGTGCCGCCCCAAGCATTTCCCGTTTGACGCTCACTGTACGTCATTGGCACTTCTTGCCCAGTTACTTTATTGCCGTAAACCTTAGTAGTTGTTGGCGCTGTGTATACCGTTTCATTTCCAGATTCTCCGCTGACATCTTGGGCAGTTACTTTACTTGGATCTACGGGTTTACCCTGCATATCAACATAACCACCACGACCGTCAGGATTGACTTGTGCGTCATATGGCTTATCAATCAAACCAAACTGTTTAATGTCAGTGATACCAATGCTATTTAAAATCCTAGCCATATCTTTGGCGTTGGCTTCTGCAGAACCAAATCCTGCGCCCGTCCACTTATCTGTAGAGCCTTGACTTAATATCTGTTTTGACAGCGCATCAATGTAATTAGTTTTGGGCTGTTGAGATGCCTCTTGAATAAACTGATTGCCCGGCGCTCTTGGGTTTACATCTGGCACTGTTGGGGCTGGCTCTGCCCCACTTTTGAATAAACTTGCAAGATCCATTGGTTCTTCAGTAGCAATCCCAGAGGTTGGGTTGAATGGCTCACCAGCGCCAATTTGCTGGTTTTCATTAAGATTTTGTTCTGTTGGGACTGGAAAGCCTACAGAGTACTCTGACAAAGGAGCACGCACATCAAATTTCGGTACATCTTGCTCTTCAGTATATTGCTCTGTTGGGGCTGGAAAGCCTACAGACAACTCTGACAAAGGAGCACGCACATCATACTGAGGAACAGTTGGCTGTTCAGTATATTGCTCTGTTGGGGCTGGAAAGCCTACAGACAACTCTGACAACGGTGAGCGCACATCATACTGAGGAGCAGTTGGCTGTTGAAATGAATCGTTCGAGCTATTGTCCTCAAACGCCATTGGTTGAGGGTTTTGTGGCTTTTTTAATGGCCATTCAGGATATGGTGCGTCCCAAGACATATTTTACCTTTGAGAAGTTACTGACATTATCCCAGTCATCTGAGATGCCCAATCTTGCCAAGTTTTAAAACCGCGTGCATCAGGAATTCCTGATTCAACAAAGTATCCAATACCATTCAAGCCGTTGACCCAATCTTGCCACTTTTCTTCTGGGACATATCCCAATTGATTGGGCGCAAACAACTCAGCCATCAGCTTGCAATACTGATCCCAAGTCATTCCACGTGGGTCATACGTTATCATGGGTTTCCATTTCCGCGAACATCGCCAGTGTCTATGCTCAAGACAATACGTCCCATGAAGTAATTTCCATTTTGCGTGTTGCTGGTAAACCTCAAACGCATCTCGCGTCTTTGCTCTTTCATGTCAATTTTGAGGGTGTCAGCATCAAATACATAAGGAGTCGATGGATCATCAATATCTTCAGCGTATGACTTACCAGTGATGATCACATCCATGGCGCCGTTTTGCACAAAGTCAGGCTCAATTCTCTCAATGCGAGTCCACACGTTGTCGCCGGGCTGTTCTATCGAGCCCACCAAGCCTGCGCGAGAGCCAATTACGTTTGTCTCAAAGAATGACTCAATTGCGTCTACGTTGTTTGTGTATACAACGTTTGTGCCCGTCTCGTGTTGCCACAAAGTGTATTTTCCCGCCGTATTGACCTCGTTACCCGCCCAAATTGGACGACGAAAGACCTCGGAAAACACCCCCGCAGAGCGACGAGCACCTAATGCCGTCCCTGAATCATACCAACACTTTTCACGCACGTTATAAATGATGGCGTCGTTGCATTCTGTACTATCCCCCTTAGGGAAAAACCACCAAATCTCACCCCAACGAGGAACTTTACTCACCCATACCTTTTGGCGCTGTGCATAGTTCAAGTTGTCAAAAAAGTAATTGTTGTTCTGTTTATTCTCGATCTCTTGCACAACACCGTTGTATGCTAAGAAGCGATCAGTACCGCACCAATAAAAGATGCCGTCATACTCAATCACGCATTGACTCGACAAGATCGATGACTGCTGAGTGATCAGGTCGTACTTCCAATAGAACGTTTGATTTCCTACTGTGGTGGGCGCATAAGTTACACGCACCACAGAGTCCAAAGTCCAAAACAGTCCAGCAGGCGATGTTGTACCACCACGCAAAGGCATTCCCTTTACTACTTTTGTAGAAGAGACGTTGTTGGCGTTTGAGTCGGCAGATACCCAATTGCTAAAGTCACCCGCCGCACAGTTTGAAATAAGGCCGTTGTTGCCATAAGCAAACAAGTACGGAAACAACATCACAATGCCACCAGACACAGAGATGTTGTTGTCAAAAGTTAAAAGAGAAGTTCCCGAAGAACTAGCGTTTGCACTTAGTGTGGCAGTCCATACCCCAGCCACCTCTAAAGCTGACAACACTGTGGTGCCTGAAGGGATACCAGTGCCCGAAACCGAAACACCCGCTCCAATCGACACATTGGTGGTTGCAAACGTTACAGTGGGTGAACCTGAGGTTCGGGTGCCAGTTGCCGTAAAAATGCCTACAGGGCTCAATGTGGTGCCTGTAAAGGGGCCAAACAAAGGCCTAGTGTTTACGGACGATGAGATATCGTTTAAGTTTTGACCGGGGTGGGCAATCAAATTATTTTGACCATTACCCAATGCATCGTAACCTATGTCAAATTGCCACAGCGTATTTTCGTTTGGTGCGTAAGTCGATAAGTTGTCGATAAATCCAACAAAACCTGATCCTGTACCACCAATATTTGCCGCCGCAATAGTCACTGTAGCATTGTGTACGTAGTTCACACCTCCGTTAGTGACCACCACACTAAACACCAAGTTGCTAGACACCGTTACAGTGACTAAGCACCCAGTGCCAGCGGTTGTGATGATTGGTACATTTGTATATGTGCCGTTGGAGTACGCAGAGCCTTGGTTAGTAATGCCAATTGTTGATACAGATCCAGCAGGCTCAATTGGGGTTGGGCCAAATCCTACTGCGTTATCGTTATCAGTCGTCCACTGCTCAATACCGTTGTTGTAGCCAGAGACTACGTAGTTAAGGCCATCCTGAGAACTCATGATCATTCCGCGACTGACTCCAGTTGCGTTTAGGAACGATCCGTTATAACCACCAATCTTACGAGGTAGGGCGTATTGAAACCGAACCCACTTACCGTCTACATAAGTTACTGCCGCAAACTGCGTTCCGTCACGCTGTATGCCCGGCCCAACTTGTAGGTTGACGACTTTTGCGGTCATTAGAACGCTCCACCGTTGATCCCTACAGGCATACGCAATCCAGTAGATGCCAAGGTGCCTGCGTTCAAACCGTTGATGGCAAATCCTAATTGATTTGTCGCGGCAAGGTACAGACCAGTCGTTGCACTTCCAGTAAAAGAAAGCGAAGGAGCGGCGGCAGATCCATTACCCAAAGTCAACGCATTAATAAACGATGAAGTCGATGTCTGTGCGTTAAAAACGTTTGTCCCATCGCAAATTGCAATGATGGTCTGGTTTTGAGGTAACGTTATGTTTGTCCCACCAACAACACCAGTGCTAAAAGTCAGTGTGTATGAGCCAGTCGTCTTATTTTGTAATGAATACAACTGCACTGTTGGAGGCAGAATAACTGTACAGTTTGACACCAAAGTGCCTGTGTACTCTTGAATGATGCTAGATGCTTCAGCAGATGTCAGTGTCACCGTGCCGCCCGTTACATTCTTTGCCAATTGAGTAAAGAAAAACTGTGCTGATTGGCCATAGGCGTATGAAACATAGTTGGTTCCATCAGAAACAACAACAAAAGATTCAGCAATTTGAAGTTGTGCGCTAACGGCGCCATCAATTGTGTTTGATCCAGTCAATGCAATATTCAAAATACCAGTGCCATCGTTCTTAATTACGACGTACCAACCTTCACCCACATCGGATGCAGATGGGAAAGTCACTGTGCCCGCGCCACCAGTCCACACATACAAGGATGAGCGATCAAATGCATTAAAAGTGTATGCAGAAGAGAACGTAGATACTTGTGTTTCTGTGTTCAACGTAGTGTTGATGGCTTTGAGACCATAACCAGCCAACGTAGCCGCATTTGCCGCCGATGTACCCGCGCCAAACGTAACCGTACCCCATGTGCCATTGATGGTGGTGTTACTGGTAACGTATACGTACTGAGCAATTCCAGAGGCAATCGACACAATGGTATTACCACTGGTATCTACCACAGTAAATGTTTGTGAACCAATGTTGCGAATCAATGCACTTTGACCAGTAGACACTGATGTCGCTGGTGGCATGTACAGCTTTAAATTTGTTGTACTAATCGTAATTTGCGAACCAACAGAACCAACTGTCTGAGAGATAGATACTGTGTAGTTGCCAACGCCTCCAGTGCCTGTTCCGAGTGCTGTAATGGTTGTCCCAGATGCAACACCAGTTCCTGAAATTACTTGTCCTACGCTCAAGGTGCCAGAGGTTACAGCACTGATTGTCAGGGTTGTTCCGCTGATATATCCAGTGAATGTTCCCGCGCCCACTGTTGCAGTAACCTCAATAATGTTAGCAACAACGTTGTCGTAGTTTCCATTAATTGGCCACTCAAGGGTCGTATTTGTTGAGATCGTAAGCGCCTCATAGCCTACTTGGCTGGGAGAGATTGTCTGGCCAGTATACGGATTTAAATATGATGTCATGGTGGTTCCTTTTAGCTGTCAACAGCAACAGCTTGTCTGTCGCCAACGCGAGCAACATCTTCTGCCTTCAAAGCCTGAAGTGCTTCTGTATATTTTTGTTGGAAGATAGTACGTTGATCGTTCTTGAGGAACTGCATCGCTTGCAACAAGGTTCCAAACAGCATGGCATTTGGGGCGTTCTGAGTCAGCCAATTTGTTTGGTTTGCTGAACTTAATGGTGCTATGCGCTCGTAGTACAGCACTTCAAATGCATAGGCCAAATTAGGCGTAGGTGCGATGTACCAATGCTCCCAATCGGTATCAGCATAGTACAAAGGCACATCTGTTTGATCTGCGTCTGGCCAATAGTTTTTTAAGTATTCGTACTTGCGCAAATAGACGGGTTGTTTCTTGCCAGCGACTGTGACACTCATCGACACTGTCTTGCGCCACCGAGAAGGCTTTTGCAACAAGGAATTATTTGCCGTCATAGTAGCTTGCGCAACTTGCAATTGACCCAAAGTCTTAATCTCTTGCGCAATTTCAAACTCAGCCAAAGATATGAAGGTGGGAATGGCATCAACGACGGCAACGTCTTTGCGCTCCAAGTACTGAAGTACTGTGGAGGTCAAGCTGTCATAAGTCATTACCCAAGATGGGATAGTTGCCATATCAATCCTTCATTTTTGTCTATTTTCCCATCATTCAGGTAAGGCATCAAGCGTAGGCACGAGTGCCCTGCTTATCGATGATTAATGCCTGTTTTCGAGGCTTTGCATCAGGGGTATTGGGGATGCTAATGTGAGTCCATCCACCGCCAGTTGGTGTTGCAAATTCACGTATCACTTGGTCATAGCCAAGATTTGATGCGATTACAGCTTTAACTACGTCATCGGGGGTCATGCCGGGCACTTTAAGGTCTGCCGCGCACCCCACCCTATGTTGGCTGGAGTCTTTGGATTTCACTGCGTCATTTACGGCCTTGCTCCTGAAGGCAGAATTAATCATCACAGGCTTACCGCCCAATACAGTTTTGACGTCTTCAAGAAATTCTGCAAGGCGTTTGAGGTTTTCCAGTTCCGAATCATTTGGCGTATTATCATATTCACGATGGTCTGTATGGGTTAATTCTTCAAGGGAAAAATGTTCTGTGAGTTTCATTTTTTATCCTTTAGTGCTTGGATTTCTGTCGCTTTGTCTTTTGATCCTTGTGAACTTCCTCGGTGAAAATTCAACACAGTGCCACTCATTGTGATTAAAGAGCCCAAAGCCATGTATACAAGCTCTTTGTTGGCCTCTGGAACGCCCTTCATAAAGGCAAACCACGCAAGGAATATGGTAGCCGCCACAATGCCTATATCAAGCGCATAGGCCGTGTTTTTAGCAAGCCATGACGCATTGGTTGACTCTTGAACCTTTGCGTTCATATCTCTTGCGCTGTCGGTATTTGCGTTATTCAACTCCAACAACTTAGTGTCGTTAGCCATCTTTGCCAACTCGCCATCTTGCGCCAGCTTGGTCAACTCTAATTGCGCTTTGGCCTTTTGCTCTGGGTCAGGCAGTACCTTGTCCAAAATCTTACCGCCAATGTTTAGGAGTGCGTCTAGGCCAATCATTTTTTATCCTCGGTTTGGTTGAGTTTGATGCCTGACAAGAAGCCGATCATGCCGCCGATCAGCGTGGAGAAGGCGGGGCTAATCATTTTGAAGATTTCTGCGTTATCCACTTCCTTGGCCCACAAGCCGAGCATGAACGAAATAACCATAGCCAGTACCGAGACGCAAAGCGTGATGCTGACCATAAAGGTCACATAGAACGTCAGTTTGTCTTTGGTGTTTTCCATATCTATCTCACACAAATATTGCAAAACGTCGGTGATTGTTAATATTCTCCAACGAAATTGTATTTTCTCTAGCCCTTTTGTTGTAAAGCTCAACTTCTAATTCTTGCGTGGCCTTAACTTGCTTGTGGCATTCTAAAGCCGCCTTGTATTCCATTTCAACACGCTTGCATGCTTTCTCAAAAGCAACAGATTTGGCGTCATGTGGCGTTGGATGCACTAGCGGATACCATTTGTCGAGAGTGATCATTTCTTTTCCCTTTCAACCGCTCTGGCGTAGTAATAAAGAACTTTAGCCCTTAACTCTGCGCTGTCTGCAACCCCTGCCCACATGGACAAGTTGTTCCAAATTCCCACCAACTGCTCAGACGAACAGTTATCACCATTCGTGGTGAGCCATTCTGACAAACGCTGATGCCTCTCCGACGGATTTCCCAACCAACTCAGAGCATAAAAGTCTGAAATTGTGCAGGGTGCTTTGGCACTTGCCCAAAAAACCAAGCAAATGAGCAATAGCCAAAACCACTTCATTCATGTCTCACAGCCCAAGAAGTTTTTTTACAAATTCTGCGGCAACGCCGGGGCCAAGCAACATAACAGCGATCACTACATAAAGTAGGTACTCAATCTTTGTCATGCGCTTGGAGCCTTCGTCAAAACGCGCTTGTATGCCTTCGTATCGTTGAGCGCAGATTGCCTCATGGACACTCAACCTCTTGTCGGTTTCAGTGGCAAGTTCGTGAATAGGCTCCATCGGTCAATCTCCGCTTACGTATTACTCAGCCGCTGGTTCTTCAGCAACAACAGGTTGTGCGCCTTGTTCTGACGCTTGCTGTTGAATGCCCTGAATCAAGCCAGCTACTTCAACAAAAGGACGATTGCCCAAATATTGCAAAACAGCATTTACCAGATCAGTTGAAAGTTTGATTTCATCCATTTTTCATCTCCATGAAATTTGCCACCAAGGTCGGGTGGTGGCTTCCCGTTATGCTGATGCGGCTTGCAAAGGCGTCAGGTCTTCTGTTGTCCAAAAGTCTTTAGCCAACATAATTTTTAAATGCTCTTTGTTACGAGCAACAGTGTCAGCCCAGTCTTCGTCAGACATTTTTTCAGGCTGTCCTGCGTTAATCAAGTTTACTGAGTCCATTGCGGCACTGTAGTGGCGAGCAATTTGTTCAGGGGTTAAGGTTTGTGTTTCGATAGTCATGATTTTCCTTTAAGGTTTGGGGAACTGAGTCTTGACGGCATCAATTGCCGCTTTCCATGCGTCATACCCGCCGTGATACAACAGGTCAAACTGGTCTGCAAATGATGGGTATGCGGCTTTACGTAAGTCACTGTACGTTGGCGTGTAAGCAAGGATTCCGTTATCAAGATAATCTAAATGGAATTGAACAACTTCGTCCAACTGGTCTTCAGAAGCAACGCCTACATTAAAAACAAGTTCTTTACCATCTCTTTGCATGGTAATTTTGTAATGGCCTCGTTGACCATCAATTTTTTCTGCTTTATATGTCATGTTAAATCCTTATGCATTACCACGAGTACGAATCGCTGTAAATGTGTATGCCGCAGTTGAACCGACAGTTGCCGTCCATGTATAGCCATTTACACCGGAGTTATAAGCCAAACTTCCATAACCACCAGACACGGTAGAAATCAACGTAACAGCACCAGCTCCGCAAATCCATACTCCAACGCCACCTTGGTTCCAATTATTGACAATAAGGAATCCAGAAAATGCGGCGTAGTCCACGGTTGCGCCATTTGCCAGCGTAACAGCTTGTGTGTTAGAAAATTGTGGGCTACCCGGATTAGCATACAAAGTTGCTGTTTTACTGCTGTCCCACAAAACTGGGATATTTCCATCTCCATCAGACAGCACAATAACATTACTTGCTGTGCGAATGTCTATGCCATTTTGGTTGCCGTTGTAACGTCCAAGGATTGAGTTTCTAGAACCAGTAGTAATTTGGTCGCCAGAGTTTGCGCCAATAACAGTGTTATACCCACCAGTTGTGTTATATCTTAATGCGCTTTCACCAAAAGCAGAATTTTGTGCACCAGTTGTGTTTGCCCTCATTGCAGAGCCGCCAAACGCACAGTTGGAGTCTCCCGTGGTGTTACTTAAAAGAGCCGACTCTCCAAACGCTTTGCTGTAGTTGCCCGTTGTGTTTGATGAAAGAGCGTTTGCGCCAAAAGCATCAAGAGCTCCAGTTGTATTTGCATAAGCCGCCTGATAACCTACAGCAGTGTTGATTGATGCTGTGGTGTTGCTACCAAGAGCATAATAACCAAGAGCCGTATTGTAAGAACCTGTGGTGTTGCCGAACATTGTGTTAACACCCATTGCTACTGAGCGAACGCCAGATGTATTATTTGCTAGAGCATAAGCACCAACTGCGGCATTTAAATCACCAGTTGTAGTCGCCGCTAATGCTTGTGCCCCAACACCAGTATTATTTGTTGCTGTGGTGTTTGCAACGAGTGCTGATAGACCAATAGCAGTATTGTTACCACCAGTTGTGTTTGTGTACAACGCACCTTGACCCACAGCAACATTTGATGCGCCAGTGGTGTTGTTAGCCATTGATAATTGACCGACAGCAGTGTTATTAGATGCTGTGGTGTTGTTCTGAAGTGCTTGATAACCTACAGCAGTATTGTTATTTGCTGTTGCATTAGCTAATGCTTGTTGTCCAACTGCCACATTATTTGAGTTACTTACATTTGAATACAAAGCCGCATTACCAATAGCGGTGTTTCCTCCACCAGTTGTATTTGAATACAGTGCCGCTTGACCAAAAGCGTTGTTGACTGTGCCTGTGGTATTTGAATAAAGAGCTGTATAACCTACAGCAGTGTTGTTAGATGCTGTGGTGTTGGCTTGGAGCGCGGCCTGTCCAATCGCTGTATTGCTTGAACCAGTTGTAGTTGCATATAAAGCATTTGAACCAAGAGATGTGTTGTAGTTGCCTGTTGTATTTTCATGCCCAGCAAGATAGCCAATAGCTGTAAGCGCACCGCCAGAACTATTTGAATATGCGGCTTGGTATCCAAAGGCAGTGTTATTTGAGGCGGTAGTCCCCGTGTACATTGCCTGATACCCAACAGCAGTGTTGTTAGAAGCTGTGGTGTTTGAGTAAAGCGCTTGCCTACCAAGAGCCACATTGGACGCGCCAGTTGTGTTAAAAGTCATTGACTGATAACCAACTGAAACATTGTCATTGGCGGTAGTGTTACTCAATAAAGCGCCATTACCCAAAGCTGTGTTGTAAGAGCCTGTTGTATTTGAGTATCCAGCCGCACCACCATAAATAACATCTATACCACCAACAAAAGTGTTGTAAGCGCCAGTGGTATTTGTGTATCCTGCTCTGTAACCTACAGCAGTATTGTTAGATGCTGTGGTGTTGGAGAAAAGAGATTGCTTACCTACTGCAGTGTTAAATGAACCTGTTGTATTGCTTCCTAACGCACCATTTGTTGCCGCACCAATTCCACCACCAACTGCTACGTTACTTGCACCAGAAGTATTGCTACGCAAAGCGGCAAAACCCAAAGCAGTGTTATCACTTCCTGTATTATTTGTACCAGCCAAATGACCAACAAGTGTTAAGCCAATACCTGTTTGGTTTGCATAACCAGATTGAGTACCAACAAAAACATTTTCTGCGGCTGTAGTATTGCTATACCCCGCCTGATAACCTACAGCGGTATTGTAAGATGCTGTCGAATTGGAAATAAGTGCGCCATATCCAAACGCTGTATTGTTCCCACCTGATGAGTTGGTGTACAAGGCTTGACGACCAGTAGCCGTATTGTTCTGCCCTGTTGTGTTTAAGAACATGGCTTGCGAACCAACCGCAGTATTATCAATACCAGTTGTATTAACAGGAAGGGCTGAATTACCAATAGCGACAGTATTGGTTGCGCTTGTATTAGCCGCCAAAGCACTAGCACCCACCGCAGTATTGGTAGACACAGCACCCGCACCACGGCCTACTGTGATGCCATAAACAGTCAGGTCAGTACCAGAGTACAAAAGATTGGCAGAGTCAGTCAGCAAGCCACTTGTTGTGGCGTAAGTCACACGGCCTGAAGTCAGTGCGCTATCCTTAATGCTTCCTGCGGTCAGATAAGTGCCATCCCATGTCAATGAAGATGAAGCACCAAACACACCGCCGTTATTGAACTGGATCTGAGTATTAGAACCAGCGGCAGGGCCACCACCACCAGAGCCAGCTAACAGCGTCACAACACCAGCACTGTTTTTGTAATACAACTTGCCGTCAACATAGTTCAATGCCAACTCAGCGCCAGATGCACTGCTTGTCATATTTGCCGCTAAAGGAACTGCTGAAGCAGTGCCGCTTGCGTAAATCAAAATTGGTGTGTATCCACTTTGTGCCATTTTTTTTCCTTAGAAAGCGCCGCCCGCAATACCACCTGTGATGGTGCCATTTGCCGCATTGCATGTTATTGACGAGTTTACCAATTCTGGTAAGTTTCCACTAGTCGCAGTGACAAATGTCAAATAATTTGTTGCGCCCGATGATGCCGCTGTAATTCCAACATTTGTTGCGTTTGTTGCGTTTGTTGCGTTTGTAACCGCAGTCGACCCAATCACCGATACCACCTGAGCCGCCGTCGCCGCGGTGAACGCACTTGTACCGTTGCCGTATGCTAGTCCACTCAGCGTGGCAACCCCTGTTCCACCATTACCTACTACGAGCGTGCCAGCGAGCGTTACAGCACCTGTAGTTGCAGTGGCGGGGGTTAGGCCAGTCGTTCCTCCAGAGAAGCTCAAAACGCCTGTATTAGCTATTGTGACGGCGGTCGAGCCGTTATAGCTTGTTCCGCTTAATCCCGTACCAATTGTCAATGCGGCAGATGCCGTAGCAGTAACCGTAACAGATCCACCAAGACTCACCGACGAGCCATTGATTGTGATTGAGGAATTAGTCAGTTGCGAGTTTGCAATTGAACCTAATGTACCGCCAAGAGTTAAGTTTCCAGAACTCGTCACTGTGCCAGTCAATGTGATGCCGTTTACTGATCCAGTGCCACCAACAGAAGTCACTGTTCCTTGAGGGTTGGCGGCTGTTGTAATACTTGTAACACGCCCATAAGTGTCAATAGTCACCACGGGAATTAACGTAGAAGATCCCGTAGTTCCCGCAGTAGCAATACCGCTTGTAAGATCAATGACTGGTGTTGTACCGCCAGTTGATGTAATTCGACCAGTAGTTCCGCTAACTGAAGTAACGTAAGTGCCAGCAGGCTGTTTACCGTTAAATGTGTTCCAGTCAGTTGAGGTAAGGTAGCCACTGACCGATGTTGTTGCGGCGGGCATACTCAAATGACTTGCGGATGTTCCTGCGCCAGTCAAAGGTGCATCTGATATTACGGCAGTCAAATAAGCGCCAGAGGGTTGCTTATTGTTGAATGTATTCCAATCAGTCGATGTCAAATACCCATTCACTGACGTAGTCGCCGCGGGCATGCTGATCACTGGCGTCGTTCCACCTGTAGATACCACAGGAGACGTTGCTGTCACACTGGTAACAGTACCGCCGGGATTAGATGAATTGATTGTTTGATTAGGCCAAGTTCCCGTAATGGTCACATTAGTTCCCGCAACCAGTGCAGGAGTGGTTGTGCCCGTACCACCATTAACAACATTCAACGTACCCGCTAACGTCACGGCGCCAGTGGTGTCAGTGTTTGGGGTAAACCCTGTAGTGCCTGCGCTGAATGATGTCACGCCACCAGTCAAAGAGAATTGGTTCCAACCCGTGTTGGTGTAGCCCTCAAACTGCTGAAGACTTGTGTTGTAACGTACCGCACCATAACTTCCTGTGCGCTGAACCGATGTACCGTTAGGCACTGTGATGCTTCCGTTGCCGGGCACCACTGGGTTACTCGCCAATGAAATTACTGGATCAGTAGCACCATTTCCGTTGGCAATACTGATCTGACTAGTAGTACCTTGTAATTCAATTTTTGCAGGAGAGCCTGATTGCAAGGCCAAAATGCCCGTGCCAGTCAATGACACAAACTGCTGAAGCATTGTGCCAAGGCTGACTGTAGGGTTCCCAGAGACGCCATCAGCGTTAGTAATACCCAAGCCTGCACCAACTGCCAAAGAACGCGCTGTGAGCGTATTAGAGCCCGTCTTGACCTGTATCCCAGTGCCACTGGAATTAAGAGACATGGCCGCACCGATCAGATTAACTTGAAGGGTGCCTTGCGCGCCGTTGTCAGTTATTGAAAGGCCACTGTTTGTGGAGATATAACGCGACTGTGCCAAGCCAGCAGTTTGGCCAACAGTTAAGAATGGGTAATTCAACGCACCCGCGCCTGAAATTGCACCCGTTGTTGTCTGTACAGTGACGCCAAACTGAACAATAGGAACAGACTCAGTGCCTGATAAAGCCTGAGCCTGTGGGAGTTGTGTGATCGATACTTGTGACATATCAGGGTTGCAATCCAATAATTTGTTGGTTTCCATCCTGCGCGGGAACTTGACCACTTTGCTCCGTGCTCAATACTTCACCACCGTATGGCTCAGTCACGATGTCATTAGGATCAACAGCCACGCTAACATCTGGACGAGGATACTGCAAAGTAATACGTTCTGTCTTGCGAGCAGGCAGACGATAGGGGTCTTTTTGATCCGCACAACCTTGCTGACATACCTTGAGACCCGGAAAATTAGGGTCAGGCATTGCCTCCACAATTGCACGCTTCATGCGACATCTATCGCAAATGAAGATCGCAATCGATGCATTGCCTTCAGTATTGAGGAATCTTGGCATGATTACCTCGTGTATACGCTAATATTCGGGGCGTAATAAATTGGCGAACGATCTCTATTTTCGTTTTCAGCCATAGTGAAATACTTGTCTGCTTGAGTCTCAAGATACTGAATGCGCGCTATATCGACGCCCGGCAATATCTGGCTCATCTGGTGAGCCAGCATGCACTGAATGGCTTGGTAGAAGTACTGAGGAATTTCCAACTCACCATACAGATCACCCACGTCCATCACTTGGCGTGAATACCAAATTGTCATCTGCACAAATGGATCTGACGGCGCTGGCCACAACACAATCTTTGACTGTGGGATAGTGCGATTAAACCAATACTGATACGGCTGATTAGCCGTAAAGTTCTTGTTGGGCAAGTTGGTGTAGTCATCACGGTTCAAACGAGCCATAGTGATTTCTGTGGAGTTATTACCCACATAAAACTCAGCCACGTTCAATGTGCCGCCACCAGTCTCGCGCATGCGATAGTACTGAGCGGTGACGCCGGGCTCGATGTCATACCACAGCCACTCACCATTCACCCAAGTAGTCACACCCGTGTCTTCAAGCAAATTCCATGTCGAGCCGTTGTTTGACCACTCCAACAGAATGTGGAATGAACCAGAGGTGGCAGGCAAGATACCAATCGATCCCGCATAAATTGGATTGTTTGTTCCGTAATTGATGCCGATATAACCGTTTGGTGATGTCTGCGTGTCGTATGTCAATACATTGTTGTCGAAAGCCAAGCCAACGTTGCCAGATGAGCCGATGTATCCACCATCCTGAGTAGGCGTAGGACGGTTCAAACGGCGATATAAGGCGTTTAATACGTCATTACCACCCAAGGGTAGCAAGTACTCGTATTGATCGGCCTTGAGGCCGTAAACCTTTTTGTCAATGCACCAGTAATTGATGCCTTGATTAATCAGATTTGACAGGATAAAAAACAGGGCTTGCTTGGAGCCTTGAACTTGCTCGACAGTCAACTCCTCGGCCAATTTGCCCGACATGCGAGCACCTTGGTCGATGAATTTTTGTACTGAGACAACTGTTTGTCCAACGGTTCCGCTATATGCCATGTCAGTCCTTTACCATCCGGGGCAATTCCACCGCTTAAGCGATGCTTTGGCGCGTGGTGCGTCCCCTTTTGCATGTTCTACAACACCAGACATGCGCGCACAAAAAGAGTCTTTGCGTGCGCCACCTTGAGGCTGAGGAGCCTTCAAGTGTGATCCAGTCTCTCGATTGTACTTTGCACGACCTTTAGCCGTAAGTCCAGCGCCCTTAGACTCTGGAAGTTTTTCGCCACGGCCAACTGCTAATGATGGATTTTTTGCCATGATTTACCAGCAAGAATTCATCTTGCCGCCTGATTTCATTTTGGCTGTTCTGGCTGATTGCTTGAAGGCTTCAGCAGTTGGCGCGCCTTTGCTACCAACTTTACGCATGCGCTCGACAGGAGCTCCAATAGCTTTTTCATGTTCTATCCTTTTTTTCTTGGCATTAATGTTGGCATAAAGTCCACCTTGAGCAAACTTTTTTCCTTCGTCGGCCTTAACAAATTCTTTGCCGACCTTTTGAGGAACGCCACCAAAACCGCCCTTAGTATGGGCGGCGGCTTCCATCAAACGATGTTGGGCTGGTGATTTGCTTGGCATGATTAGTCGGCATTCTTGATTAGAATTAACTCAAAGAAACCAGCCGCTTCATTGTTTGCCGCACCACCAATTGCTTCGCCTTGAATGCGAGTCTTTTCAGATATTGCAATTGGGTATGTAAAGTTAATTGTTGAAATACCGTTATTGGTCACAATAATTGGGCCTGTCACGGCAATCCCATTTGTACCAACAAAACGTGTGCGGCCTGTAATTAAACTGGTTCCAGTATCTTGCGCTAAACCAATTCGAGCCACGCCTAAATATCCCGTGTAACCAGCAGGTATTGTGTATTGGCTTGAAGTGGCGCTGTTGAAACCAGCCGAAATCAAATTGTAAATAGTTGCTGGAACTCCAGAGGTCACAGTGCCAGTACCAATGTAAATGATGCCTGCGTTTGCCAAACCTGTGCCTGCGGTTGTTACCAACATGGAGTTGATGCGCAAAAATAAATTTGTAGTTGTCACAGCCGTTTGACCATTCATGGTCACGGTCTCACTGATGACTGCATAGTTGGCATCCAAGCCTGTAATCAACACAGTTCGTGCGCCAGTGCCAGCCGAAGTATCGCTTGCGCTGGAAGAACTTACAGTCATTTGCAAGGCGGCGGCGGGATAAGACAAGTCACCGACTGGGGTAATCATCTCCCACGCAGTATCAACATCCGAGTTATAGCCAGCAATCGTAACGACAGAGTGCGCCTGAATTTGACCACGCGCCACTTGTAATTCAAACGGTTCGTATGCGCCTTGACGCGACACGGAAGAGTAAACACCCATAATTTTCTCCAATTAAAAGTAAGGGCCGAAGCCCCTACTTAGGTTTAGCACATCGCAGAGCCGCCGCGCTTTTTGCTTGCAGGAGACACAGTCACTGATTTCTCAGTTTTAGTGACGCTACCAGCGGGCTTGGGAGTAGCTCCCATCAAAGTTTTTGCACTTTCAAACAACTTGCTAGGAATGTTACGGATAGTCTTTGCCATATCCATTTCTTCCTTGCTTGGGCCAATGGATTTATCGTATGCGCCTTTTGATGCGTCTACGAGGTCACCTTCAGCATAACGTTTTGTCATGCCACCCTTTTTGTAGCGGTTCAATTGAAATTTTGCGGTGTCATGAGCATCGCTCAATTCATCGGTGTGATAGTCAGATTCAGAACGGTGTTTTCCGTCTGGATCAAAAAACTTCACACGATGCTCACCGTAATCTTTGTCTTTGTAAACTTTAGCTACATGACCCTTGGGGCCAGTATGAGTCATCAAGAGGCGAAGATTTGGCTTCTCCTCTTTTTCAACTTTACCGCCCTTGGCAAAGGTGCCAGACTGCAAGCTGTTGGCTACGGGACGACTGACGAAGTGACTAGGCATCTTTTCAGCCTTGCCATCACTTACGACATTACCCCCCGTAGCATAGGCTTTTTTTGAGGCACTTCCTCCCATTTTGAAACCGCCGCCGTTGCCGTTCTTTACGCCACCAGTGGTGGTGTTCTTCACGCCGGGCTTTGCAGTATCAGCGGGACGGTTTTCCCAATTGCCGCCTTCAATGGCATTGCCTAAACCGGGAACTTTGCCGCCGCTTTTGAAGCCGCCAGCATTACCCATCTTTACGCCGCCAGTGGTGCCACCAGTTTTGCCCTTGCCTGCGGCCACCATCTTAGTGTTCTCATAAGCCTTTTCGTTGCCCATGATTGAACCACCCATGGCGTAACCACCGGGCTTGCCCTCTTTCACTTCGCCAGTACCGTGGGCGCGGTCTTTATGAGCCGTGTCCATCTTGGTTTTAGCGTAAGTGCTGACCTTGCCGCCACCAGCTTTACCGTGAGCCTTAGAAGCAGACATCGACTCGTGGTGCTTCAACTCTTTTTCAAGAGCCTTGCACTCAGCAGAGCCGCCGTCTTTCATGCCAGACAAAGCACGCTGAACCATTGCGGCGCGCTTCATGCGTTGAGCAGGAGCCATACCAGACAAAGCCTGACGACCCATGGCTTGCATAGGCATAGGCGAAGGTGCTGAAGCACCGGGCACCATGCCGGGACGCGCCATCATCGCTCCACCCATGTCTTTATGAGCGACTTTGCCGCCCTTAGCATACATGTTAGGGTTCATTGCACGACGACGTTCAGCCATGGATGGCTTTTTAGGGGCCACACCATTTTCAGCGTCTTCAAACACCTTGGCATTATTACTTGCCATAGACCGAAAAGACTCGGCTTGACCAGCGGCTTTGGTCATAACCTTGCCACCTTTTTTGAGCTTCAGAATAACTGAAGGCTCATCGGTCATCATTTTGACCATTGGTTTAAATTGACCCATGTCGCTCTCCTTTAGGCTTGAGTTACGCCGAGAGCACCAACGCGAGTTGCGTTAGGGCCGACTGCGATAGCAGGCAACAAAATTCCCATTGTTGTACGAACGATACCGTTCGATGCAGTGGCAGGGGTGTATGTACCACGAACGTCGCCAGTGGTGGTCGTGGCAGTCTGAGTTGCGGCGGCTACAAACGTACCAGCGTCTTGCGCCAGTGTGTTGTTACTCTTGACGCTTGCAACGTATGACACGTTGAAGACGCGAACTGGAAGACCCAGAACGTCGCTTGTGCCAACCACAACAGCAGTTGCAGAGCCAGCAATAGTCACACCACTGATTTGGTAGAAAGCCTTCAAACCAGTCACAGCAGTTGCGGCAGTCACCACAGTAATAACTTCACTCATGGCTTGTCCGTAGTAGTCGTAACCACTAACAGTAAATGCACGAGCAGTAGTCGAGCAGTTTACCTTTACAGCGCGAGGGCAATCTAACTGCAAAACAGTACCGTTAGAAGTCACAACAGACTTAACCGACGTACCAGCGGTCAGGGTGATAGCACCAGCGGCGGCGGCAGTTTGCGATGCGGCAATGTTGTTAGTCACAGCGGCTTGAGGAACGATGTCCCAAACGTATATGCGACCAAGAGGGCCGATACCAAGTGACATTGGAGATGGATTCTCAAAAGTCGTATTGGTGTTAGCAGTCATGGTGGTGCTAGAGGCAGTTACCGATTGATTAATCGTATAAGTACCTGTACCGCCTGAACCAGTAACCATAGCAGTGATGTATGTGCCGTCGGTAACACTTGTTCCGTCAACGTACATACCAACCAAAATGGGCGAACCAGTCAATAGAGCGGTTACGGTCAATGTCGTACCAGACATTGAACCAGTAAAAGTTGAGGTGCTGGCACGCAAGCCCGTACCCATGTAGGTTTCGGCTGGGCCTAAGAATAAATCGTCAGAAAATTGAGGCATTTGATCTTCTCCTTGAAAAGCATGATCAGTTTAAAAAAAAGGGCTGGCTTTCACACCAGCCCCTGTCACTTTAGACGCCGGGTGTACCGTAAGCGGCACGTGGGTCTGTAAAGCCGAGGTCATAACGCTCGGTAGCCTTGTAACGCATTGTGTCGGTCTCGAAGTCACCTTCCATGGTCTTCTCCAAACGACGACGCATCAAGAGCTTAAAGCCCTCAGGAGCATCGGTTTGAACCCAGAAAGCGCTAGGGTTGGTCAAACGAGACAGAACAGCGGCACCTTCGTCCAGCAAGCCGATAGACTTAACGGGGTTGATGTCGTTGTTTGCGTTGCCTGTACGGAGAACAGACTTCAACAAAACTTCAGCTTGGAAGATGTTGCCGGGAGCCACGATCAATTGACGTGGAACCAAACGAATCTTCTTGCCGTTGTTGTCAACTGCTTGACGAATTTGGATCAACATTTGTTCCAAAGAAGTCTGTGACAAGTTGGCGGCAGTAGCCAATTGGTTGCTGAAAGTGCCATTCACGATGGGGTGAGCGGTGTTAATCAAAGACACACCGTCGCCGCCGGGGAAGGCGCTGTTGAACGCTGTATTCAACACGTTAGCGGCCAACAGTTCTTTGGTTTCCACCAAAGATTGAGCCAAGTGACGTGCATACACCTGACCGATACGGATGTGGTCACCGTCTTCAACCAAAACTTTGGTCAAAGCAAATGCCAAACCGTACACTTTGTACAGGTAGCGTTTCAAGAAGAGCACGCCAC